AGTATTCCGTACCTTTTGATAAGTTGACTGCCGACTTGCAAGATTTTACGAAAGAAGAAGGTGCTTCTCTCAGTTTGGCGTCTACTATTAGCGATGACTACAAAACATTTATTGATAATAACGAAGATGCACTAGATGAAAAATTTGGGGAAAAACATCAGTTTCAAACATCGGTTCGCGGCATTAAAGTACGCGGAGTTTTTGCCACTCAAGGAGAAGCCGAACTTCGTTGTAAACTTTTGCGTGAAGTTGACCCAAATCATGATATATATGTTGGACAAGTTGGTATGTGGGTTCCATTTCATCCTGAGGCATATAAGACCGGTCGCGTAGAGTATATGGAAGAAACGCTCAATCAGCTTATGTCTGATAAAAAGAAGAATGAAGATACTGCAAAACAAGATTTCGAGAAACGTGTTCGTGAAGCTAAACAGAAAGCAATCGAGGAAAATATGAAAAAAGCAGAAGAGAGTGGTAATAAGCTTACGCAGATGCTTAACGAGAAAGGAGAACTTGTCGGAGTTTCAAATGTTGCCAATTTTGACGGACTTGACGAAGATTCTACAATTGAAGACATTAAAAAGAGTATGTTTGAGGCAGAAAATGTTGTTATGGACAAGAATAGCGATCACGGTCTTTCTAAACTTTCAAAGTTTGAAAATTGAAATCTTTAATTTAATTATAGTAAATGATTAAACATGGCAAAATATTATATGTCTTTATATATATAATATTTTTCGCTTATTTATATGAGTAAAAAAATAAAAATAAATACAATAAATAGTTTGACAAGTATATTTTTTAAAATATTTTATGTCCTATGTATTGTAATACTATGTATTCTTATTTTATATGGAATCTATATTGGAGTAAAAAAATTAACATACCTTTACCGTTTAAAGCGAGACTTTAATACATTAAAAAATATGGGAATAAATGTGAAAAATTATAATTTACTTTATATTGAAGAAAATAAAAAAAAACATATTATGAATAAAATAAAAATTAAAAATAATAAAAATAATAATATTTTTAAAAATAAAAATTCTATAGGATTTATACCTGATAAATATATAATTTTGGATATAGATACAAAAGATGATATAGAAAGTGCCGATTTTTTAATTGATAAAGTACCTAAGGATACAGTATCCGAAAAAACACCAAATGGTTATCATTTTTATTTTGAAAATGATACAGGAAAGCCTATATATACATACGTACAGTTAGTTATAAACAATATAAAATATTCAGTTGACATACTGGGTATTGATTCGTTAGTAACAATGTCTCCTACGTGTATAAATGGAAAAGATTATTATTGGATAAATAGTATATTTACACACAAACCTGCAAAATTATCAGATAATACATGGATTATTGATCTTATAAAAAATAATAAACCATTTAATCGTAAATTTGATGGTGTTAATCTGTCACTAAATATTAAAAATGCTTTTATAATGGTTGATGATATAAATATTGAAAGTCAGTTTCGATTTTTATTTGGAAATACAAAAGAATATTCTAGAAAAATTAAATTTTTAAATGGTGTTATTTATGTATATGACAATAACTATTATTTTTTGACAAGATCTTGTTTCAGTAAATATAAAAATAAAAACTTTTTATTTAATAAGTTGAAAAATATTATTCAAGAATTATCACCTTCTTATATTATTGATTTAAATATAGTATATAGTAATTATTTAAAACCTGAAAGTGTTATTCAACTATCATCTGCATTAATAGACAATGATTACAAAAACTATAAAAGAAATGATATATTCGTTGATTATATTAAATTGGTGAATATAGAAAAAAAAACAAAATACTTAATACAAGATACAATTACTATAAATGACACAAAAAATATACATGTACAAAAACTAATAAATAATATACTTAACCAATCTCATAATTATAATAAAATTTTTATAGGTTCAGAAAGTATCTATTTAACAATGATGCTTTCAAATTATTTTAATATACCATGCTTGTGTCTAGGTATAGTATCAAATAATAGTCACATAGAAGTAACGCAAAAAATTGTGAATACATTTTTCTCTTTATTTTGATGTATAATGTGTAATTTGGAATTTATGATAATTCATAAGACTATTATCATGAATTTTTTTATTAATTTTACAGTTAACAATGCATATTTACCATTTATTTTTTTTTACTTGAATCTTGGGTCCCTGTCCTTTGCGTTTTATATTCGCAGGATCATACTGCTCTTCATCGTCGTCAGAATGTATATCTTTTGACATCTCCCAGAATTCTTTTGCACCTAATTTAAACGGTCCGTGTGTCTGTGCTTTATACCAGAAAATCTGGTCATGTAATTTATTAGACTTCGCATTATTATTTATTACAAGACATTCGTAATTTTCTGTACACTGATCCATAACTTGACAAAAACTCTCAAATGTTGGAAACATGCCTGCATAATTTTCATATATCCTTTTACGATTACCTATATAGGGTTCCCTTAAAATAAAAACATAGTCAATATTTGTACGCAAATTTGGTGGAATACCTAAAGGATACTGCATAGTTATTACTAACATGATTTTCCAGTGACGACCGTTCATGAAAAGTAAACGCATCATTACGTCTTTTGTCCATTTATTATCAAATAAACAATCGTCCAAAACTACAAAAGTACGCGGATCAATTGTACTTCGTTTATATGTTTCAATCTCTTTTTTCATTTGCTTTAATACGGCTTTTTGCCTTTTTAAAATATTTTCAATGATTGCAGTATTATATGCATCGTGAATAAATAATTTTGGTACATGTTCACCAAAAAAACCATTTCCTGCTTCTGTTCCTGATATTACTGTCCCGATTGGAATATCCTGATGGTAATACATTAAATCTTTAACTAAAAAACTTTTGCCTGTATCACGGCGACCTATTAGAACAATAACGGGACCCTTGTTTTCATCGGGTCTAAAACTAATTGATCTCATGTCAAATTTTGCTAACTCAAGTCCAACACTCATTTATTGTTATACTCTGATCTAAATATACTATATATAAAAAAAATATAATTAATATAAACGCATATTGTTAGGTTATATTTGGATCTGTATTTGGATTTGTATTTGGATTTGTATTTGGATTTGTATTTGGATCTGTATTTATATTTTATATTTTATTAGTTTAAAAATTAATAAAAATATGTATTTAATTAATTAAGTAATCGACGATGGATATTGTAAATGATGCACGCGAACCCGAGTTTGGTAAAAGTTCCTTTTCTCTGTATTATAGGAAGTTGAATAATTCCGATCTATTTGCTTCTTTAGAAAATTCAGAACTTGAAATAAATAATAGTAAAAATTACATGCCAATTTATGAGACATATTTTAACTTAAATGAAACAAATTATAACTCTATAAATCTTAATCATAGATTTTATGTATCCGGATTATCAGGTATTATTGATAAAAATAATATCCAAGCTGCCGTAGTAGACACTTTCAAAAGTACACCAGAATCTCTTATATGTGTACATAAACCTATTTTTATCAAGTTTTCTCCTCTTATAGATCCTGTAAAATATATGTCAGGAAAGTATGATAGTAGTAATAAAAATATTGATATTTTAAAAATTCCGACATTATCTAAATTTGATCAACAAGGGTTGCCAAAAGCAAACGATAAAAATAATGCTGCATATGTCGATAGTTTTTTCTCTTATCTATCTAGCCAAGTTTTGCATCATCATGACTTTATTCATGGACTTGATTTTTATGGTTCTTTTAACGCAAATAAAAATAATTTTTACTGTAATGTGATCGACGATATTGAATATCTGGATGGCTCTTCTTTTTTTAATAAAAATAAAGGCATACTATTTGAAGTAGAAGATATAGATAAATATAGTTTCGAATCAGGTAGCCAAAATAATAATGACACACGTAATCGAAAAAGTAAAATCAAAATCGATGAAAAGTGCGAGGATAATGAACCAGTATATATTATTCATGACAATTTTGATAATTTAAACGACGAATTGAATCTAGTATTTAATAATGTTTCTGCACCATCTGTAGAAAATAGTGCAAATAATATGCTGGAATCACTATGCGAAGTTAATATTGTTTTAAATACAAATAATAATAATTCATCTAGTATTTCTAATGATCCTAATACTGCAGTGTTAAATGCAATAGATGGGAGTGTACGCATAAATAAAGACAATGAAAATAGTAGCGATGAGACAGAATCATGTTCTTCGCGTTCATCTTATACTGATAATGAGGATGGTAGCGGCTGCGAAGAGAGTGAGAATGATATATCTAATGAAGTGGATAAATGCGAGAAACGAGAGAAACGGGAGAAATCAAGAAATAAAAATAATAAATTAAAATCAGATCTGTTTGATGGAAAATTAGATGAATGCGACAAACTAGATAATGAGTCAAATAGTGATAATAACGGTAGCTGTTCCGATAATGATGATAGTAATAGTAATGATAATTTAAATTCCGATGAAGATAGTGATAGCGAAGATTATGACGATGATGACATGTTATGGGCAACTATAAAAAACTTCCCTGTTACTGCGATCATGTTAGAGAAATGTGAAAATACTCTTGATTCACTGATGATGCAAGAAGAGGAAATGTCGGATGGAGAATGGAAATCTGCTCTTATGCAAGTTATTATGACTTTAATTACATATCAAAAAATGTTTGGATTTACTCATAATGATTTACACACAAATAATATTATGTACATCTACACTGAAAAACAGTATATTTATTATCATTATAATAAAAAATATTATCGCGTTCCAACTTATAATCGCATTTTTAAAATTATTGACTTTGGGCGTTCTATTTATAAGTACAAGTCAAAAGTAATATGCAGCGATAGTTTTAGTAGTACAGGTGATGCTGCTACACAATACAACTGTGAACCATACTTTAATGAAAACAAGCCAAGATTAGAACCAAATTTCAGTTTTGATTTGTGTCGACTTGGTTGCTCTATTTTTGATTATTTTATTGATAATATAAATGATGTTTCAAAAATATGCAAAAAAGAACCACTAGCAAAGTTAATTGTTGAGTGGGTGACGGATGATCAAAATAGGAACATTCTTTATAAAACAAATGGTGAAGAGCGTTATCCAGATTTCAAACTTTATAAAATGATTGCTAGGAATGTACATAATCATACACCACATGCACAACTTTCAAAACCTATATTTGCCGATTATGAGTTTCCTAAGAAAAAGGTTAAAACAACACATCGAATATTAAATATTGATAAAATGCCGTCATATTTAGATTAAAGTAAAAATTATTTAGTAATTCATTGCATTTTTTGTAGTGTATTATATATTTTTAAAAAAAAATATTTAGTAAATATATAATGTCATATCCTCAATATAATTCTGTTGCTGTATGTTCAGAAGATGGAAGTATTCAACTAGCGGCAATATCAGATAATGATCTTTATAAATCAACTAATTCAGGAACTAATTGGACTCAGATAAGCAATAGTAATCTTACTACTGATCTTGATTATAGGTCTGTTGCAATGTCATCAGATGGAAGTATTCAATTAGCAGGAACAAACGGTAATGGTGTTTATATATCAACTTATTCAGGAACTAGTTGGACTCAGATAAGCGATGGTAATCTCTCTACAGATAATATTTATACCTCTGTTGCAATGTCATCAGATGGAAATACCCAATTAGCGGGAACTTTAGGAGATGGTGTTTATTTATCAACTAATTCAGGAGCTACTTGGAGTCAGGTAAGCAATACTAATCTCCCCACAGATAATAATTATACATCCGTTGCAATGTCATCAGATGGACAGTATCAATTAGCGTGTGTTTTTGATCCAAGCGCTAGCATAAAAGGTAAAGTTTATAAGTCTATAGATTATGGAAATACTTGGCAGATTATTCCATCTTTATCTGCCCCCGGTAATAATTGGTATACCTGTGTATATATGTCAGCTAACGGTACTATACAAGTAGCAGTCCCAGAAGTAGATGGTATATTTATATCTTCAGATACAGGTGTTAATTGGGCTCAAATATCTTCTGGTGTGGAACCATTGATGAATAATAATTTTACATCAGGGTGTTGTTCGAGTAATGGACAGTATCATTATCTAGCTGGAAATAATATACCAATTATTATGTCTTCAAATTATGGAAGTACCTGGACGGCTACGGGGGCACCATCTTACAATTGGAAATCTGTATCAACATCATCAAATGGAAATGTTGTATTAGCAGGATCAACTGTGAATGGCGCTTATTTGTCAACTAATTCGGGAAGTACTTGGAGTCTTACAAACCCGCTTACTATCCCTACAAACACCACTTCTCCTTCTATTGCAGGAAGCACAATAGTTGGTAATGCTATTATAGCGATAAATGGAGATTGGAATGGGTTTCCATCAATAACATATAACTATCAGTGGTACCGAAGTGGTAGTTCAATAAGCGGAGCAACATCTATTACATATATAACACAACAAGAAGATATCGGATTAGCAATTACATGTGACGTAACAGCAACTAATTCACTAGGTAGTAGTACAATAGACAGTAGTAATTCAATTATTGTTGTAGCAAGTCCTCCTCTGCCTCCTCAGCCTACGCCTCCAACACCTTCTAGATTTACAAATCTTTCAAATGTTGTCTCTATAACTGTTGATAGCAATGTAGAGTATATGTATGCACTTTATGTTGATTTAATAACCTATATGTTCAATATTGCAAAAATTAATGCTAATAATGGTACAATTATAAACAGGCAGTTTGTAATATTAGATAGTGTTGATGAAGGTCTGGGACAAATATTAGTAGTTAATAATGATTTATACGTATCAAAATCTAATAAATATATATATAAAATCACAAATATAAATACTACTCCTAGTAGTCCATCTATATGGTTTACATCAAATATCACTAATGGTGATGGTCATGAAGCTAGGTTTATAGGATTAGCAACGGATGGAACATATATTTATACAACGGATAAATATAATAACTGTATAATGCAAGTGCCTATAGAAAGTAATAATACATCTAGTAATATTGCGTGGGCGACTTTAACATATACTCCAGTAATTATGACAATAAATAATGGTTATATGTATGTAACTTGTTACGATTACGATATTAATACTTCTTATATTTCAAAAATAAATATGTCAAGTCCTAGTACTCCTAACGATGCATGGGTAACTATTGATACCTTACCTGATATAGGCGGTCTTGCTATTTATGGTTCATATATGTATGTTGCTTTAAACTATTCTATAAATATTGATCTTCAATTAGCCTATATAGGCTTAATATATTTATCAAACAATGGAGAAGGAATAATACAAAATCTAAATTGGGTAACAATACCAAATGAATTTTTATCTTCTAATATAATTCGTGGGATATTTGACGTAATAATTACTCAAAAAAATCAAAATGTAAATTTATATACCTGTGATGATATAATTCAAATACCATTATATGGTTCTCCTGTTCCTCCAATTTCTAATATATGTTTCCCAGCCGGTACACCTGTTAATACTGACCAAGGAATAATTCCAATTGAAAAAATAAATCCCAACATACATACAATCAATAAAAAACCAATAGTTGATATTATAAGAACTATATACAATGATAAATATTTAATAGGTTTTAAGAAAAATGCTATATCTATAAACTGTCCATCACAGTTTACAGTAATGACCAAAAATCATAAAATAATTTGGCAAGGTAGAAAATTAGAGGCTGAATCATTTTTATACAGATATGAAAATGTAGTTAAAGTAAAATATAGTGGTCAAATTCTATATAATGTATTAATGGAAGAACATTCTGAAATGGTAATAAATAATATGGTATGTGAAACATTAGATCCTAATAATACAGTTGCAAAGTTATATAAACGTACGTCAAAATATACAGCAAACGATCGTTATAAAATTTCAAAGTTTATAGCAGAAAGTGTAAATAATACTAAATTTGATAAAAACAAAACATATAAAAATATAATTAAAAAATTATAATTAATATTAGATAATAGATAATAATATAAAAATAAATTATTTATATATCATATAAAGAATAATATGGATTTTAGTTCCGAAGGTGCTCCCGAAAATAAAAACTTTATTAAAAAGGTTGAAAAAACTGCGAAAAAAGTGCTCCCAATTGCTCAAAAAGTTCTTCCTGTTGCTGCCAGTTTTGTTCCCGCACTTGCTCCCGCCGCCACAATCGTTACTGCTATACCCGCGCGTAGGTAAGTAAATAAAATATAATTTAAATAATTTATTACATACTTCTGTAATAAATTATTAAAAATAATACACTATAATGCTAATTTAGCAAAGCCATTATTAATATGTCCTGAAATATCAACGCGAGCAGACTTATCTAAAAATGTATGCAAGGCATTATTATCCGTTCTTCTTCTTTCTAGTTCAAAAAATAACTGAAACATCTTTAGCAATATTTCTGTTTTTCGAACAGGATTAGACTTATATACAAAACAACAAGCCTCAAATGCAACTGCGATATAATTTGTCTCTGTATGATGTTTACTGTTTATTAGTTCATCTACTTTGCCTTCTAACATAACTACTAATCTATGCGCGGGTTTTTTATCAAAACTTATAATTGCTTGAATAACCCAGTTCATTTTAAAAATAGAATCATTTTGATCAAAAGTAAGTGACGCATCTTTTATATTTGTTATACATCCAGCATGATTTAGTCCAATAATCATTTCCGGTTTTGCAAATTCTTCATCGGCAGAAGGCAAATCGTGTAACAATTTTTGACAAAATCTGGTACTGTTTATTTTTAGTAGCGGAAAAATATATCCTAAAAACGATAAAGACTGTGAATTATATCTGTCTATGTTAGCAACAATATATACTATTTTTTGCTTTACATTTTCTTGTTCAGATTTAGATGCAATACCAGAATATATATTCATGTATCTATATAGTTCACTTAACGTTGAAATATTGCGCACATCATCATCAGAACTCCACTTTAAAGTATTATTTTTATATGTATGAGCAAATGGAAATACTAAACGTGGTTTCATATTGTCTAGTAAAAATCGCGTAAATTTATAAATAGAAATATAGTTAAATATTTCACCTGTTAAAAGTGTAATGTAACTTGACTTTATTTGTACTATTTTGTAAGCATAAAGATTAAATTCTTGAGAAGTAATATTTGCTTTATTTTTTATAGATTCGACTAATTTATTCCATGAAATATTTGGGAATACATTTGGTAAATACGTAGCACGTTGAGATTTGTCGGCTGTTTCAATAATTATTCCGAAAGTGATATTTGAAAATTGTAGATTCAACTTTTCAATCATTCCTGTTGTTTTATTTATTTTGTAAATAGGATTTAACATAAAATCTAACTCTAGTATTGAATAGGGATCTGTTTCAATTGGTGAAAAGTATTTGCTGCGACTGTCTGTCCATACAGCATCATGAGAAACACGTAACAAATTATTATATATATCTTTTTCGGAAAGTGAATTAAAATTATTATCCCAGTGACCAATGCATCCATGTATGTCAATAGGATGTGATTTTATTTTAGTATATCTTCGTATCGTAGTGAATACACCAAATACATTTTTGGGAAATGATTTAATTAACTTTGTTTCATTGTATATTAATTTTTTACGGAATAATGAATAATACATTACACATGTAGTTAGTATATCATTTTCCATTATATGATACTATAATATAAATTAGTATAATATAAATTAGTATAATGTTTTGATATATGTTTTGATATATGCTTTGATATATATGCTTTGATATAATTTAAAATCCAGGAGCACCGGTGAATACATCTGGTTTTGATCCTAGTACAACAGGTGAATTGCTAAACTGTGAAATGATAAAATGTCCTAAAATATAAGAAACAAATACTAATCCTGCATTTTTAAGTGCACTTTTCATTGGTTTTGGTTTTTCTTGTTCTTCGCTAGATTGTACAGAAATAAATCTCATTTCTATGAATTTTGCTAAAAGAAAGATAGAAGCAACAATTCCGGCCGAAATATATAAATTATCCATTTATTTTATAGTGGAATAATCTATTGCAGTATTTTACGAATTATAAATAACAAATAAAATTATTAAATTAAAATACATTACTACTTTACAAATCTAATGGTGGGATACTATCAATTTTAATATCAACATCGCTATCATTTCCATCATCGCCGCCATCAACAGGGAATGGATCAACGCTTAACTCAACATTTTCACCAATACTTAATTTGACATTTTCATCATCATCATCATTATTATCATCATTCATATAATCATTATACTCACTATCATCGTCGTTATTATCATCATCTCCAAAATTATTATTTGAATCTGCACCTGTATTTTCAATTGATATAACTTCATTATTTTTCATATTAAAACTTACACCGCTTAATTGCGAAGAAGATGCAGCTGCTGATGCCGCCTTAATTTTTGAAATTGTTTCAGCTTCTGCAAGACTAGAAGCAGGATTTGAAATATTTCCAGCAACTGGTTTTTCAATTATGGGTTCTTGTGAAATAATTTCTTCTCTTTCATGTACTTCCATCGCATCTTCAACAGTTTCGCTCATATATAGTTTTAATAACTCTTCTACGGGAATATTATCACGGATTGTCTGTAATATGCATTCCCTTATGATAATTTCTAATTCTCTTGAATTTTTCTGTGATTTTAATGCTGATATTCCAAGTTCAAATAGGTATACATTTGTATATACTTTTCGCGCAACATTAACATAGACTTTGTGTATAAAGTCTTCTAAAACTGGCATATCAACATTTACCTTTTTTTGTTTTGTACCGACTCTCATACAAGAAAGCATTTTTAACTGGAGAATATGCACACATGTTATTAAATCCGAAATATAAGTACAGTTACTCTTTTCCTTAATGCGTGCACACTCTTGAGAAATAATATTAGGATTCCATTTTGGAACCCTTGAAAGAAAATTTTGAAATGTCATTAGGTACTTTGCCTTCTCGTCATTTTCAATACACAACTTCCACGATTCATCAAAAATCGACTTTACACCATCTATAATACAAGGTGTAAGTATCGTTATTAATCTTGAACAATACTCATTACGAGATTCTTGTAAACTACTCAAAGAAAAGTCGTCCATTTACATAAATGAAATATTTTCTAAAG